GCGCAGGTTCCCTATGGTCATGGGCATTGACGAAAAGGGCGGTCTGTTGCTCAGCGATGGGCAGAAAGAGCTGCAAGCCCTGTATGACCAACTCCCCCCGGCGGCAAAATCCTATGCCGGGAGCGTTGGAGGGCTTGCAGAGCTGGCTGAAATGCCAGACCTTACATACCGCCGTGCCGAATTTTTGAAGCAGGCGCAGGCCGATATCACTACCGCCCCGCGTGAAGCTGCAAGGCTGCGGGCGAGTGAGCCTCTAAGGAAGGAGATTGAAAAATGAGCGATAAACATTACATCGAATGCACTGGGATTCAGATTCCCGCCGTTAAGGTATTGGCATGAACGGAAAGAAAAAGAAGTTAAAAGTTCTGGAACTTTTCGCCGGAACACGCAGTATCGGAAAGGCCTTTGAAGAGAAGGGGCATGAGGTGTTTTCCGTTGAGTGGGACAAGGATTTTGAAAATATTGATCTTTACGCCGATATTTTGAGCGTCAGCGCAAATGATATTTTATCAAAATTCGGTCACCCAGATGTAATTTGGGCAAGTCCAGACTGTACTACGTTCAGCATCGCCGCTATTAGTCACCACAGGAAAAGAAACCCGGACACAGGGAATCTTGACCCAGTGAGTGATTATGCAAAGTTCTGTGATAAGGTCGATCAGCACGTTTTACAGCTTATAAAAGACCTTGACCCGATACTTTATTTTATTGAAAACCCACGGGGCGGAATGCGGAAAATGATTTGGATGAAATCTTTGCCGCGCTATACCGTTACATATTGTCAGTACGGCGATACACGAATGAAACCAACTGATATTTGGACAAATCATCCTAATCCGCAGTTTAAGCCTATATGTAAGAACGGTGATCCGTGCCATATTCCAGCCCCTAGAGGGAGCAAAACAGGAACACAGGGCTTGAAAAACAGTAGAGAGAGAAGTGTTATACCTAAACTGCTTTGCCAACATATTGTTGATATTTGCGAAACGGAGTGCTTAGAAAAATGAGCGATAAAAGGTTGATTGATGCAAACGCCCTGCGTCAGAAAATCGAAAAGTGGGCAGATTCGGCTGACAACTCTATTTCGTTTGCCGATTCTGTTGAGAGCTTTGCATATGATGAGGTGCTGGACGCAATCGACGCTGCACCAACTATCGACCCGGAAGCGCTGCAGCCGGTGGCACATTGGGTCTGCGAGGAAGACTATGATGGAGACCCTGTTGTTTGGACGTGTTCTCGTTGCAAAGATTCTTCCATCATGTATGATGGCACGCCGAAGGACAATGGGTTTAAGTTTTGCCCCTACTGTGGCGCAAAGATGGAGGAATAATCAAAATGAAATTGATGGGAGGCAATGGATTGAAAATAACCCTTTACGGTGACCCCCGCACAAAGAAAAACAGTGCACGCATCCTGCAAGGACGCGGAGGGCGGCGATTTGTAGCCCCAAGCGAGGCGTTTGAGGAATACCAGACCGGATGTCTATGGCAGATACGCGCCCCGCCTGAGCCTATTTCTGCCCGCGTGAACGTGCGGTGCGTGTACTACATGGCTACCAGACGCAAGGTTGACCTTGCAAACCTGATCGAAGCAACCTGCGACATACTGGTAAAGGCCGGTGTGCTGGCAGACGACAACAGCCGCATCGTTGCCGCCCACGATGGCAGCCGGGTGGACTACGACAAGCAAAACCCCAGAGTGGAGATCTGGATCGAGGAAATGGAGGAGTAAAATGCTTGATATGCTATATGAAGTTGCAAGCACGCTGTTCATGGCAACACTTGCAGGATTTTTCATCTGGTTTGTTCTTAGCGATGGCAACCCAATTGAATATTTCAAGCGGTGGCTCAACCGCAACAAACCTTGCCTTTGCGACCGGTGCGTTTTCTTAAATCAAAAATTTGGGGCGTCAGAATCCGGATATCACTATATCTGCCGGAGAAGTGACAAAGACGAAGGATACATAAATCCGCCCGAATATTGCCACGATTTTGAAGAAAGGAGCAACAATGACCCGCACATGGACACCTGAAAACGAACAGCCAAAGCCGCGCACCGGCGTGGACTACCACACGGTCAAGGCGTGGTTCCAGCAGTGTCGGGATATGGCAGCGGCGGTTGAAGCCCAAAAGCAGAAGATCCAGCGCATCCGGGAAGTTGCCGAAAAGACCACCCCAAGCCTGAACGGGATGCCCGGCGGCGGTGGTGCCGGTGACAAGGTGGGACTTGCTGCAACGGATATCACGGACGAGCAGCGCCGTCTGCAGCAGATGGAAACAGACCTGTGCCTGCTGCGCATTGAAGCCACCCGGAGGGCGTACTGTATCACGGCAAGCAAATCCAGCAAAAAGCAGGCTGACTGCCTGTGCCTGTACTACGTCAAGAACAAAAAGCAGCGTGAGGTCTGCGAGGAACTGGGGCTTTCGGAAGAAAACCAGGTCTCCATCTACATCAAGTGGGGCAGCATCTATCTGGCAGAGATTTGGGACAGCTTCGGCAATGTTGCACAAACCGCACAAAACCCGCCCTGATTTTTTGCAATGCACCTTCATACTGCAAATATCCAAATGACACAGGCATTGTGCTAAAATTGGTATAAGCGGAATCGCCGAAAGCGATAAGACGCTTGCCACGCAGCCTCCGAAACGAATCCCCCCGAAATGCTTCCTCCCAAGGCTTGACCGGCATTTTTCTTCCTCTCGTTTCGCGGGCTGCTTCTATGCCGTTATAGCTCAATTGGCAGAGCGCCGCCCATTTAAGGCGGGACAACGTTGGTGACACCACGGGAACATCACTGCACAGCCAACCACTGCGCACATCCATTCCATGGGTGCTGGTTCAAATCCAGCTGGCGGCACATTCGATATTTTGACCGTTCGGATTTCCGGACGGCTTTTTATTTGGAGAAAAAAGATGATTCAGAAAGAACTGCTGAAAATGCCGGTCTCAGATCTGGTGCCGTATGAGAACAACCCGCGCGTGATCTCCCCTGCAGCTGTAGACGCTTGCGCTGAGAGCATCAAGCAGTGCAGCGCACTTGATCCCATCGAGGTTGACGAAAACAACGTCATTCTCAGCGGTCACACCCGCCGCCTTGCGTTGATGCAGCTCAATGTGGACATGGCCGACGTGGTGCGCTACACCGGCCTGACGGAAGAGCAGAAACAGAAATACCGCCTGCTGGCGAACAAGACCGGCGAAATGACCGGCTGGGATTTCTCCAAGCTGGAACGGGAGCTGCTTGAAGTCGATTTTGGCGACTTCGACTTTGATTTTGACATTCCGCAGGACGATGATGCCGGCGTATCCTACATTGACAGCCTTATGGAGGACGGTTTCACAAAGGCTTCGGAAAAGAAAGAATTTTCCGTGACCTTCACGTTCCCCGTTGAGTGCGAGGAAGAAATCAAGGGATACATCAGCGAGAACACGAAGGAGCCGCTTGAAAAAGCCATCTTGAACTGTATTCGCGGCGTTATGGAGGATGAAGATGCCTAACTGCGGGTCGCAATGCTGGTTGTGCGATATGCCTATCCGTTTCGACACCTACAAGGGATGCACGCACGGCTGCAAATACTGCTTTGTGCAGCGGAACGGAAAGTATGACATCAGCAAGGTGCAGAAAGGTGAAGGCGTGAAAGCCCTCATGAGCTGGATTCAGGGAAAGCGAACGTCTGAGACCAACTGGTGTGACTGGAATATTCCGTTGCACTGGGGGGCGTGAGCGACCCTTTCCAGCCTTGTGAGCGCTATTACCGCATGAGCTACAACGCTCTGCGCGTCTTTGCTGAAACCAAATACCCCTTTGTTGTTTCGACAAAGGGAAGGATCATCGCAGAGCCTGAATATCTCGAACTGCTGAAGAAGTGCAACTGCGTTGTGCAGATCAGCATGGTGTGCAGCAGCTATGACAAGCTCGAAGAAGGCGCACCATCGTTTGAAGAACGTCTGGAAATTGCGAGAAAGGTTGCTCCGAGTGTGAAGCGCCTGATCGTCAGGATTCAGCCGTACATGCATGAGGTATACGGAGAAGTTTACGAAAACCTTGAAAAGTTCAAGGCAGCTGGTGCCTACGGCGTTATTGTCGAGGGCATGAAGTTTGCAAGCAAAAGACCGGGCCTTGTTAAGGTTGCGGGAGACTATACCTATCCGAAAGCCCTGATCGAGGGCGATATTCTTAAGCTGAAGCAGAGGGCGCATGAACTTGGCCTTGCTCTTTACAGCGGAGAAAACAGAACAAGAGAACTGGGAGACAGCCTTTGTTGCTGCGGTGTCTCTGACCTTCCCGGATTCAAGGTGAATGAGTATAACCTGAACCACCTGCTTCATGGTGGGAAGCCCGCAAAGACCCCTCAGATGCAGAAAACTGGTACAGCGATGTGCTTTCAGTCGCTGTACCAGAACACAGCCAATTCCAGAAGGCTCAGAGGGGAAAGCTTTGAAAGCGAAATGCTCAACGTCTACAAAACGAAGCGTGACTATGTGAACGAGACCTTTGGTCTGAAATGAGGTGATCTGCGATTGGCCGCAAAGGTAAGTATGAGCAGTGGTTAGAGCCGGAAGGGTTGACGCTGCTTCGTGGATGGGCTAGAGACGGCCTGACGCAGGAACAAATAGCTCAGAACATTGGAATACACCGCGATACCCTGAATGAATGGAAAAGCCGATTTCCCGACATTTCCGACGCTTTAAAAGTAGGGCGGGAAAACGCTGATTACATTGTGGAAAATGAGCTGTTCGAGAGCTGCAAGACACGCACCGTGACCGTAAAAAAGCCCATCAAGCTGAAAAAGGTCATGGTGGATGGAAAAAAGCGGCTTGAAGAAGAACGCATTGAGTATGCAGAGGAACAGGTCGTTGTGCCTGCAAACGTCACGGCCCAGATTTTTTATTTGAAAAACCGGAAGCCAGACAAGTGGAAGGACAAACCGCAGGAGAACACGACCGAAGCCCAGAATAACGACATGCAGACGCTTGCAGATCTGCTGCAGCGTCCCGTTCCTGACCGCGATATCAAGGATTTTGAGACATGAACATCCCTGCACCTTTTTCACAAAACCAGATGCGTTTCTTCTGGAACTGCTTCAACCACTGGTTCAATGTGGCTGAGGGCGGCAAACGCGGCGGTAAGAACGTGCTTATCACTATGGCCTACTGCACTATTCTGGAAAAGCATCCCAGCAGAATACACCTCATTGCGGGCGTATCAACTGCAACGGCCCGGCTGAACATTCTGGACTGTGACGGCTTCGGCCTGAAAAACTATTTTGAGGGCCGCTGCCGTGAGGGCACCTACCAGAACCGCGACTGTCTGTACATCCAGACTGCCACCGGTGAAAAGGTGGTGCTGGTGTCCGGTGGTGGCAAAGCCGGTGACGAAAAGCTGATCAAGGGCAACACCTACGGCACCGCGTACATCACCGAAGCCAATGAATGCAGCGAAACTTTCATCAAGGAAGTATTCGACCGTACCCTGTCCAGCCCGGACAGAAAGGTATTTCACGACCTGAACCCCAAGGCAGAGGGTCACTGGTACTATGAAAATATCCTGAATCTGCACGAAAAGAAGCAGAACGAGAACCCAGAATACGGCTTCAACTATGGGCATTTCACAATTGCCGATAACATGAGCATTTCGGACGACCAGCTCCGGGCTGTGCTTGCAACCTACGACCGCAGCACGGTCTGGTATGCCCGTGATATCCTCGGTAAAAGGAAAGCTGCCGAGGGTCTTGTATACCCTTTCTTCTCCGCCGGGCAGGACACCTATCTCTTCCACGGCGATGCTTCCCACATCGACGGGCAGTTTTATGTGTCCATCGACTACGGCACCCACAACCCCTGCAGCATGGGCCTGTGGGTCATTCATGATGGCAAGGCCCTGCGCATCAAGGAAAGCTATTTTGACAGCCGTGCCGAGCGTGTGCAGCGCACGGACGAAGAGCACTATGCCGAGCTGGAACGCCTGACCAAGGGCTATTACATTCAGGCGGTGGTGGTTGACCCGTCCGCCGCTTCCTTCATCGAGACCATCCGGCGGCACGGCAAGTATCTGGTGATCCCTGCAGACAACGACGTGCTGAACGGCATCCGCTGCGTGGCATCCCTGATGCAGGCCGGGCTTGTGACCATCCACGAGAGCTGCGCGGCATCCCGCCGGGAGTTCGGCCTGTACTCGTGGGACGACAAAGCCAAAGAGGACCGCGTCGTGAAGGAGAACGACCACGCCATGGACGACATCCGCTATTTCTGCTATACGATACTGGCCCCGCTGATCCGCTGGGCAGATTGGAGACGAAAGTAATGTTTGACAGACTGCTTTTCTGGCTGCGGGAGAAAGCACGGCTGCTGTTCGGTGAAAATACTACTGTCAGCGCCAGCGTGTCCTACAGCATGGAGAATGCGATCATCCTGTGGGCGCAGATGTACGATACCGGCGGACCGTGGTGCCACGGCGGCAAGAACGCCCTGCACAGCCTGAAGCTTGCCCAGAGTGTTGCATCGGAGCTGGCCCGTCTGACCACGCTTGAAATGGAATGCATTGTTTCCGGCAGTGCCCGCGCCGACAGCATCAACACCATGCTGCAGCCTTTCATTGCAGATCTGCGCACCCCGGTGGAATACGGCTGTGCGCTGGGCGGCATCCTGTTCCGGCCCTTCCTCGATGCAGAGGGACGCATCCAGATCGATGCTGTACAGGGGGATTGCTTCTGCCCTACCCGCTTTGACAGCTCTGGCCGCATGACCGGGGCTATTTTTTATGACCATCTGGTGCGCGGCAACCGCATTTACACTCGTCTTGAAGATCACGAGTTTTCCGGCAGCACGTACAGCATCACGGTCAAGGCGTTCCGCTCAATGACCAGTACAGACCTCGGCATCGAGGTGCCGCTGACCGATGTACCGGAATGGGCCGCGATCTCGCCGCACACCGAGTTCTCCGATGTAGACCGTCCGCTTTGGGGCTATTTCAGAGTGTCCAGCGGAAATTCCACTGATCGGCACTCCCCGCTGGGCGTGAGCGTTTATGCCGCTGCTGTTGACACCATCCATGATGCCGATGAACAGTATGGGCGGCTGCTGTGGGAGTATGACGGCGGGCAGCTGGCCCTTGACGTTGACCAGACCGCCCTTCGGCCCGACATCAACGGCGAGAGCGTTATGCCGCAGCGTGAGCAGCGCCTTTACCGCAACTGGTTGAACGGCAGTTCCGGGGCCAATGGCCGGAACTTTTACGAGGTGTTTGCCCCTGCCCTGCGCGATGAAAGTTATCGTCGGGGGATGGATACCATGCTCAAGCGGGTGGAGTTCCAGTGCGGCCTTGCCTACGGCACCCTGTCCGACCCACAGAACGTGGACAAGACCGCCGAGGAGATCAGGAGCAGCAAGCAGCGCAGCTACACTACCGTCAAGGATCTGCAGCGGGCGCTGGGCAATGCGCTGACCGATCTGGTATACTCCATCAGCAAGCTGCTGGATGCCCAGTGGAACAGCGGCACAGCCGTTTCCCCGCCGGGCGACTGCAACGTGACCTTTGACTTTGACGACAGTATCATCTCCGACCCCAAAGAGCGCAAACAAATGTACTGGGGCTACGTTACCGCAGGCAAGTTCCCGTTCTGGCGGTATCTGGTGGAGTTTGAGGGCTACAGCGAGGACGATGCCAAGGCCATTGCCGCCGAAGCGGATGCCGAGAACCGCAGCCCTGAAGCCCTCACCTTCGGGGGTGCCTGATGCTGCCGCCGTCTTACCTCGACCAGATGCCGGATGCCTTTGTGCAGCTCTGGCAGCAGGTCGAGGATGATATCCTGCGGGACGTGGCCCGGCGCATCTCCAAAATGGAAGCCCTGACCCCCACGGCTAACTGGCAGCTGTGGCGCTACCAGCAGACCGAGGCGCTGCGCAACGACGTGGTGAAGCTGCTGGCGAAGTACACCGGCAAGAGCGAAACGGCCATCCGCAAGCTGCTTTTGCAGGCCGCCACCGAAGCCATGGAGCGGGAGGACGCGATCTATTACCACTACGACATGGAGCCGCCCCCTTTTGAAGAGAGTGCCGCCCTGAACAACCTGCTGGATGCCGGCGCGCGGCAGACCTGCGGCACATGGCAGAATCTGACCGCCACCACGGCAAACACTGTCACAGGGGCCTTTGAACGCACACTGGACGCTGCGTGGCTCAAAGTGAGCACCGGTGCCTTTGACTACAAAGCCGCCGTCAAACAGGCTGTGGACAGCCTTGCAGACGACATGCCCATGGTCACATATCCCAGCGGCCACAAGGACAGCATCGAGGTGGCCGCCCGCCGTGCCATCCTGACCGGCGTGAACCAGACAGCTGGCAAGCTGCAGGTGGCCCGCGCCGACGAGATGGGCGTGGAGTTCTTCGAGACCACCGCCCACGGCGGGGCACGACCTTCCCACGCTGAGTGGCAGGGCAGGCAGTTCCACCGGGGCGGCGCGGTCGATTACAAGGGCAAGCACTACCCGGACTTTGAAGCCGCCACCGGCTACGGCACGGGAGCAGGGCTTTGCGGCCGGGACCT